CGAAACAAAAGAATACATTTCTTTTGCCTTTTCCATAAGCTCATCAATCGAATACATCTTGTACATATCCTGTACTTCTTCAATAGATTTCTTATTAAGTTCCAATGCTTTTTCTGCAAAAGCGATGTTCATATGGTATTGCTGGTCCATATAATCTTTAGCCATTGCTAGCATATCAGTGCGGATTTCGAAAGGATTTTTATTTGACATATTTTGTCTCCTGTGTTGTGTGTTTATGTATGAGGGACTAACCGTGGTCCCTCGCGCGTTTATTAAGTAACGACCCTTTAGACCCAACCCCTAAGATTAGGATTGGCAGACCATTTCAACTGCTTTTGCCGACGCTCAAGGTCGACTAGGTCAGTTGATTTAGATAGGTATTCTTCTATTCTTTCGACTTCAGTCTTCGGTCTTACCGAGTTCCAAATGCCTGACAATGTCTTGAATACATACCTCATTTGTAGATCCTATCAATGGTTTGCTGGTTAAGCATCATTACGATCTCTTCGTATGTTTTCTTAGGATATTCACATCGAAGATAATGCGCTACTCTGCGATTAGCTTCTGCTTGTCTCGCTAAAATGATTGCTTTACCAACGCTTTTGAAGAATCCAACGATTGATTCAATTACTACCTCAATCGCTTTCGTTAAGTAGCTGTGAGCTACCAGTACTGCTTGTGTCACGTGTGTTTCCCCCGTTACTGATTTTTACTTTACGGGGACGCATTTCTTCTGGAATTACTACCTTCAATTGAACTGCTAGGATTCCATCCACAAGATCCGCTCCATGTACTTGAACGTACTCGGACAGCCTAAAGGTGCGTTTGAACTTCTTCGTAGAAATACCACGATGAATGTACTCGCGACCCTTACTTATATGTTCACCTGAGACGGTGAGAGTGCGATCCTTAACTTCGATTTCAAGTTCTTCTTCATTGAATCCAGCGACCGCTAGTTCGATAAGGTATTCTTGATCGTCTACCTTAACGATATTATGCGGTGGGTAGTGGTCATTTGCATGACGCGCTACTCGATCCAATTCGTCAAAAAGATGGTCGAAACCAACAAAAGATGCACGTGGGAAAAGTTGCTTTACGCCTGTCATAGTTATCTCCTTTAATAAAGCAAGATTAATATTGAAGCCGGGACCATCCCGCACTCCACAGTTATTTATACATCGACTTATTTATTTCCGATGTTATATTTTGGACATAGCTCCCATTGATCTTTATCCTTAAAGGATATGATCTTTATCTGTCGTAACGGAGCTGTGTCCTTTGCTTCCTGCGCGTTAACCGGAGTAATAAGACCCCAGTCACTAAGCAGTGTCACAATGGTGTTACGACGCTGGATGTCATTCTCTACTAGGTTGGATGGTTTACCGTCAAGAAGAAACAACTCCTTGAAGTGAACGATAAAGTACCGCCCTTGTTTATGTAGAATATGACATGATTGGTATAATTTGTTTTCTTTGCGGGAGGCTACCCCGATACGAGTTAATGTTTCCCTAACCTTTAAGAAATCATCTGGCTCGTTGAGAGTTATCTCTAGCATCATAGCCGGAGTCCACTCTACGGCTGTCTCATTATTTTCTTCCACCTTTATAGACCCTCAATCTCAATTCGTTAATCTGTTCATTACTTAGAAGGGTCAAGGCTTGGCGTGCCTTCTCATCGTTATAGCCATAATATTCTTTGACCGCTTCAACCGCTTCGGATTCTTCTGGTTTCAACCACTTGGAGAATCTTTTGCGTTTTCTAATTGTATTTATCAAAAAGTCAAATTGAAGCTTTGAGTCTAGATGGTGATACCGATTCATTTCATTAGCAAGGAGTACGGTATCATTAAAGTATGATAGACCACGGTTAACCATATAGCCATTATAGGCTTTTTCGGCCAAATCGTCTATCATTATATCCTTCTTGCTGTAGTTGATTGCGTTTAAGAATTCAAAGGGATTCATTACTTCCACTCCGCCGAAGCCATGATCTCTGTCATACATGCTACGACGTTAAGTTCATGGTCTGCTACGAACGCATTCTTATACTGATAGTCAGCAAGAATAAGAACAACCTGAGGAATGGACTGCGGTTGCAGATATGTACTCATGCCATCATAGATCTTACGAAAGATTGCTTGTGGCTCAGTGTCCATATTATCAACCACCCACTTACGCATAGTCTTGAAATCCTTGTCCTTAAGAGACGTCATAAGTGAATTAATGTTATCCTCTGACAGATTAAGAAGTACACCAGCATCAATACGACCAGAGACGGAGTATCGTTGACACTCGTTGATCACTCGACGCCAATCAGGAAAGTACCTTTCAACGAGAGCAGCTACTGCTTTTTGCTCAAAGGGAACTGCTTCCTTAGTAAGGATGTCAGTTAACCTGCCAAAAAAGTTAGCGGCAAGTTGTGGCTTTTGATCATTAGGGATACCAAACTCATAAACAGAACACCGTGAATGGAGCGGTTCGATTATTCTGTTCTTGAAGTTGCAGGTAAGAATAAAGCGGCAATTGTTCGAGAATTCTTCGATGAACGCACGGAGCGCTGGCTGGGTTGATTGTGGATTAAGGTAGTCTGCTTCGTCGAGGATGACGACTTTGTATCCGCCTTGGAGCGAAACAGTGCTGGCAAATTGTTTGATTTTTCCGCGTAGCGTATCAATGTTACCCTCCTCAGATCCGTTGATTAAAATGTAGTCAAGTTCTAGTTCGTTGCACAATGCTTTGGCGACCGTCGTCTTACCGACGCCTGCCGAACCAGAGAATAACATGTTAGGTAATTCGTTCTTCTCAACGATCTTACTGAATACCTCTTTAAGATCGGTTGGAAGAATACATTCAGATATAGTTTTTGGGCGATACTTTTCGACCCATAAGAAGTCATTTGACATTCACGTGCTCCATAATAAAAAAATAAGGTGGCCTGCCCTGCAGGACTCGAACCTGCAACCCTCAGCTTAGAAGGCTGATGCTCTATCCAGTTGAGCTAAGGGCAGAGATGAAGAGGGAGGCCGAAGCCTCCCCCCAAGGATTTAGCCAACATCTTTTGGCATTCGTCCTTGTTCTTCTTCAGTTGCTGGTGCTGCTTTTGGTGTAGCTTGCGCTGTGCCTTCTGCTTCACCCTCTGGGGCAGGTGGTTTATTCGCCTCAACGAATTTAACCAAGCGTCCACGAAGGACACCCACTGATTCCAATTCTGGACCCTCAAAGGCCCCACGTTTGGAACATACGTCGATCACTTGAACCATAGCGGCCAAGTCTTGGATACCCAGTGAAGGTGGTGCTTCCGCAGCCGCCTTCTGTTCTACTGCAGTATCTGCTGCTTGCTCTTCAGACATAATTTACTCCTATAAAAGTTTAGTCGACTAGAGTAGAGTATTTATCCACCAAAGGTAGATGATTTCTCAAGTGCAATCCAATATTCAACATCA